TGTGCCGTCACCGTTGAAACCGGCTTCGTCTTCCTTCTTTGCGAACTGACGTGCGACCGAGTCTGCGAAACGCTGACCGAGGTTGACAGTCGCGTTCATGTTGAGTTCTTCGCTGATAACTGCAAGGGCTGTGAGCTTCTTCGCTGTGAGCACTACAGAACCGAACGTCATGTCCGATGCTGTGTAGTTGGTAGCTTCCGAACCCCAGTAGGCTGTAACGTCGTCGTTCGTGCGGAAGATGCGGATCGTCTCAGAACCCATCGGCTCGACGCGAGCATTGCGACGGAATACGCCGTATGTCTCCTTGAGGTCGATGATGTACGACGATGTTTCTTCAGGTACAAAGAGGCCGCCCGTCGCATCTTGATTCTGCGTATGCGTCTTATACTCGACGCCGGTGACGTCTGAATACTTCTGACGTGCGTTCTCGTTGGTGAGACCGCTAACGAAGAGACCAGTTACGTAAGACTTGTAATCGGCTTCGTTCATCTTAGCCTTCGCTGATGACTCGCCGACCTTTACTGTCGGTGTTGACGGGAGGTCGTTGACTGATGTCTTTACTTCCGCGATGCGCTTAGCGTTCTTTGCCTTGATAGCCTCGAACGACTTCGCTTCGTTGACTTGATTAGTGAGAGTGTCGATCTCGTTGTTAAGCTCTGTAGCCTTTGCAACATCATCGGCCGTAGGCTCTGCGATGTTGGTAAGGACTTCCAGCTCTGTAGACTTGACGCGAATAGCGTCTGTCAACTGTTGGATAGTCATTGGTTGTCCTTTTGTCGTGAGTTGTGAAGAGCTCGCAGACGTTGCATCTCCATTTGCGCGCGTGCGCTCTTTGGCTTTGCACTGTCGATGAGCTCCTTGATAGATGAGGTCGCATTCTGCAAAGCATCGACTAGAGATGAAAGACGAGCCACGTTTGCCGACGAAAGCGTGCGTCCTTCCTTCTCGCGAATCTGTGCGCGTTCGTTCAACCTCGCAACAAGACGAACGACCTCAGCTCCGACGTCGTCGATGTCCTGCGTGAGTCCCTTAGCGCTAACGATTGCAGTCTGCGGATTAGCTCCAAACAATACGGGCGACCACTCGAAGAGCGTGCCCTTAACGAGTTCGCGCGCGCCGTCCGGCGCTATGCGATCTTCCTGCACTGAATACCCAATGCTGAACTCGTCGATGATACCTTCCTTGATATCAGAGAACGCCTCGCGTCCGCGCTGCGTGTTCTGATTAAACTTAGCCTTGACGTACAAACCGCCGAGGCCTTTCAAGCTATCAGGCAGAAGCGGATCGTTCGGATAGAGTTCGCGTGCTTCTAACGTCTTCGCTACGGGTGCGTTCCAATCGTGCATCCACACGCCCTTCGGCATCTTGCCCTTGAGCGATTGCTCGAAGAACCCCGGTAGCACGCGGTCGCCCACGCTGTCGACGTTGTTGAATACGCTAACGACCGCCTCGAGGATTCCCTCGTCAGCGTTCACGGCCTTGATATGACAAGAATGAAGCGACTTCGTCAGTTCCATTCGATTACCTTCGTATTAGATGTCGCAACATGGCGAACACGTTCGGATAGTTTTGCACCATCTTAACCGCCCTGCGTCGCTCTGTCGTAGTCGATCTTGCGTCGTGCCCGCGTTATGCATCGGCAGTTGACGGCGTTCTTTGCTGACAGCCCCGGCCCGGCCGGATATTCCGTCTCCTCGCCGCCGACCGTAAAGAACCCCGTTACCAGATTCTCCCATTGTCCGTTCGCTTTCGAGTGAGCATCGCGCGCGCCCGGGAACGAGATCCACTGTCGCACGATCTTACGATCAGGATCCGATTCGCGGTCGCTCGCCGTCTTCCAGACTGCGCTCTGCGTCTTACCTGTTGTCGCCGTCGCCGTTGTCCGCCCGATTGCGTTAGCACGCGCCACGCTGATCTCGTCGAACTTCTTACGCAGCAAAGCCGCGATCTCGTCAGCTGACAGTCCGCCGGACTGATTTAGGATATATCGCACATCCTCGCGTATCGTACCGATTGAGTCTGCGATCTTTTGACTCGACTCGTCGATACCTTCGCGGCGTGCCTTGCCGTACTCGCCGTCCTCAGCGTCAACATCTTTCGCAGCCGCTGCGATCATCTCTTCGACGAGGCCTTTGCGGTCTTCTTCAGTTGCAGCCAAGAACCGCGCCGTCCACTCTTCGACGTCGAAGGGATCGCCCTCTTGTTTCGTTAGCACAGTGCCGAGGTAGAGCTTAACACTGCCGAGGATCTCGCGTTCGAGGTTGCGGACTTCCTTACCAAACGACACTGCGATGCGCTTAGCCCACTTCTCCGAGATGTCGTCGACGGCCTTGAAATACGTCGCGTCGTCTAAGTCGTCAGATCGAAAGCTCGCGGACGAATCCGCGCCTCCCTTCGTTTGCACGCTCGTATCACGTGAGGCCGTTTGCATATCGTCGCTGCTATCTTCGCTGCTATCGTCGACTTCGTTAGCACCCGCCCCCGTCACTGCCTCAAGTGCGAACGCCTCGCGCGCTTCGTTCAACGTCATAACGCCAACTTGATATGCCTGCAGCGCAGTGCTCCGCTGCGATTCTGGAGACGGCTTCAGAGCTTCGACCGTGCTCAGGTCGAAACCTACTTCGACACCAAAGTCAGGGATCGCGAGTTGTTCGTTGATCTGATCCGCGATCATGTTCCACAGTGGCACGCGTACCATGTCTGTAAAGTCCTTCGACGCCTGTTCCGCATTCGAGTACGTCGACGACATGATACCAGCGTACGTGTACGCGATAATCGGATGCACTCGGAACACGCCGCAGATGCGCGCCTCGTATTGACTGAACGTCGACTCCATACCGAGCTCGTTGTAATCGAGTGCCAAACGTTCGACACTCTTCACTCCCCACATGTGACCGACCGACCCGCGGCGCTCGCCGCCGTACTTACGCTTGAATGAACGCTCAGCTAGTGAGACCTGGTCGGGCGACATTTCCTCGTCGTAGATCACCAGCGTCTTAGGCATCGCGTCGTTTTTGTGGATGCTGAAGATCGTCCCGCTCGCTTCGTTGTACGATTCAATCGTCGTCGAAGCAAGTACAATCGGAGAGCCGCCGGCATAGCTGATAGCAGGATCAACCCAAAAGCCGCGGATATGAACGACATCATCTTTTGGTATCTCCCATGTCGTCGAACCGTTGTTGTAGTGATAGGCGCGAATATTGCCGTACTCATCAAGCACCGGCGCGAAGTTAGCATCCGAGTAGGGCTTCAGATCGATCACCGCGCCCGCAGCGTTACGGCGCTTGTGGTAGTAAACGTTTCCGCCGATGCAAAGGTACGTCATAGCCGTGGCCATGCTAAGACGCCACGACGAACCAGCGAAGAGAACGGAGACCGGGTGATCGTACACGAACGACTCACCATCTCGCACGGCGAGATACGCCTCTGGCATCGTAAGCGAATAGGCCATCGTGCAACCCTGCGCGACGGGATTCTCTTTCCATAGTCGGTACGCCTGCGCGAAGTTGGTCACCGGCGTAAACGAGTGTTTCGTGTATGCAAGCGTCGCAAGTCCCGGCAGTTCGCCGCGCTCGGAGAGCTGCAGTTGTTTTTCGTTTGTTCTGAAGATCCGGTCGAAGATACCCATTGTGTACTCGGTTATGTGAAGAGAACGCCCGCGCCTTGATTCTTAACGGCTGCGAGCTCGGCATAGACAAGCGCGTCCACCATATCGTCATGCTCCGAGATTGGAAACGATAGGAGCTCACGCTCGAAGTGAGGATCTAAGTTGGTAACGTGAGTAACGAGAAGTTGCTCGTATCGTGCGAGCACCGCATGAAAGCGCGTGACCTTATCGCGGTCCGGCTTGATAGCCTTCACAGGTAAGGACGTCTTCCGGAGTAGCTCTTGCACGACGGCGACCTGATATTGCACTGCCTCGATGTTGATTCGCTGCGGCTTCCACTTCGCCGCGTACTGTTTCACAGTGTCGACGACTTCGTGAAAGCTAACCTTACCGCGCCACACGTCAACGACGTAACGGCGTCCCGATTCAGGATCGTAACCGACGACGACGATAGCGG